TGAAGAGTTTATGCGCAAAATCCAAGATCAGTTCGACAAGATTGTTGACTCCGTCCCACACAAATCAAAAATCAGTGAGGCAGAAAAAATTAGGCAAGAAGAAATTAAGAACAGAAAAGCCGACATCAAAAAAGAATTGGATGAGCTAGCAAACACAACAAAAATTAATGAAGTGGATATGTAGTGGGTATTGATAGCATCAACTCAAGCCTCATGTGGCACCCAATATTTAATTCAACAGGCCAACAGACAGGTCTTGAACCTAAACACGTTGAGCGACACAAACATCAGACAGATCAAATCCTACCACCACACGATCACGCTGATCATCTGTCACCACCAAATCCACCACGGGGAATTAAAATAGATATTCTTGTATAACTTATAACGGAGCATAACAATGTTAGAGACAGCAATAGTCGCAATAGGATTACAACTGACTTGTCTGGCAGTCACAGTGTACCATGAGAGCCGCGGAGAGCCTTTAGTGGGCCAACTCGCCGTGGCAACAACAGTTATTAACAGGGTCCATGACAGTCGATGGCCTAGCACGATCTGTGATACTGTCAAGGAGGGTCCAACTTTAGCATGGGATAAAACAAAACCTATTAAACATAAGTGTCAGTTCTCATACTATTGTGACGGTAAATCAGACCGCCCTACAGACCCTGTGGCATTTAATCGGGCAATGAAAGTGGCAGAAGAGGCATGGCATAGCTACGGGCTTTCTATGGACATTACAGAGGGTTCTACATTCTATCATTCAGTCGATGTGGAGCCTAAATGGAACTATCAATATGTGGTTCAAATTGGTAATCATATATTTTATAAATAAGTCTATTGTTCGATTGTTTTTTAATTGTTCGGTTTTTGAAGGGTGAAAAAAAAACAATTGAAAAGAGGACAGACTAAAGTGCTCAATCGACAGAAGATAGAGGCTATTTTATAGCCCTATCTGTCGTTGATTAGAGTGATTGAAAAGTGATTGTTTGTTTGCTTAAAAACCCTATAGGGAAAACAAACAATTAAAACGCTATTTTGGAAGGGTGATTTGGAGCTAAAAATGACAGACAAAACAGACGATAAAAAGAAGAGTAAAAAACCTAACCTGAAAGTGGTTAAAAGTGGCTCAAAAAAACCTAATGTTTTTTTTAGTGATTCAGAAAAAAAACAATCAAAACGAACTTTGAAGCCTCACACAAGACCTAATGCTAGGCTCTATGATAGAGAGAAGATTACTGCTCTTGTGTGTGCTCAGATAGCTGAAGGAAAGTCTCTCAGATCAATTTTAGATCACGATGATAAGCTACCTTCTGTTAGAACTTTTCTTGATTGGATAGGAGAGGCTACTGAGTTAGCCACTCAGTACGCGCAGGCGCGCGAGGCAGGCTACCTCCTGCTAGCCGATGAGCTAGTGGCGATAGCTGACGAGAACTACACAACAGCAGAGGACGGAACGAGGGAACGTCTGAGCAACGAGGCGATTGCTAGGAACCGACTCCGTGTGGATACGAGAAAATGGATGTTGGCAAAAATGCTTCCTAAAGTTTACGGAGACCACACGAAAGTTACGAACGAACACACGGGCAAGGGTGGTGGTCCGATCCAGCTGGCCGCTGTTGATCTGCGTAACCTGAGTGATCAAGAGCTAATCGAGATGGAAACGCTTATGAAAAAAATTGAAGATAATTCAAAATAATAGTTGACCTAATATGAGTAGGGTAGTATAAATAGTTATAACGAAATAACGGAGAACGACATGGAAAACATAGGCTCAGAAATGATTTTTGGAACTTCAGATTTTTTAACATTCAAATCCATTAACACACCTAAAGATGAAGTGACCATCGTGCGCGACATCGAGACAGGTGATTATGGAGTAGAGATTTCTAAGATAGGATCATCTGACCGCCCATTAATGAGAAGGTTCTCTGATCGTGATCAAGCGATCCGTTGGGCAGAAATGAATGCACAGTTTATAGTAAACAAGAGAGTGAGGATAATATGAAGCCTAGCTTACCCACTATCAAAAAGATTATCAAAAAGGCCCACCCTAAAGTGGTGGGCCTGAAGGTGACTTGGGTAAAGAAACCATTTTGGTTGCACGAGCCACATTTTGAGGGCTGGTGGTCGCTCGTTAAGATCGAGGCCGATGGCTATAGGTCTAAGGTTATGCCTGCTACAATAGGCGATAGAGGTAATGGTCGTCTTCAACTGTAGGAAAAAAGAGTTGACCTAATATTATTAGGGTGGTATAAGAGTGTATAACTTAATAACGGAGGGTGATATGAGTTATTCAATAGATTTTTTAGTTTCTTCTGAGGTGGCGATCAACGGAAGAATTGCCCGTAAGTCTCAATATGAGGCAGCTGGCGAGGGCTTCAAATATGTAGTTCATGTGGAAATACATGGAGACATGGGAGTAGCTGATCGTTTTGTAGAGCTAGACGCTGACAGCTACGATCACGCACATAATCTAGCCAACGCATGGGTAGAGCGCATGGGCAATAGCTCTGCCAGTATTCGTAAAGTTAGAGACAATGGCACGCTCGATAAAATTTCTTTTATACGATAACGGAGAACGGACATGAAATTCAAAATGCCAAAGCATCCCTTCAGCAAGAAGCCGCCTAAGTCGATGAAGGGTGCTACCAAGATGACCCTGAGACTTCAAGACGAGATGCCCCGTGTAGGTTCAGGTTACCGAACAGTCTGGGCCAAGGTCAGTAGGAAGTGGACCTATGTGTGCGACACGATGGGTAACAAGACCAAGATCCTTACAGTTGCGTTTAACCAATTGAGTAGGAGCGTATAATGGAACCGATCACCAATAATTATCAAGCGTTTGTTACAGCATTGGTCTTGGCTGTTCAGGCACCGACAACAGAGAAGTGCGACAAGTGTTTAGTCATAGCAAAAGACATTGCTTGTAGTCTTACTCCAGATCAAGTAAAAAAAGGACAGAGCGAAGCGAAGAGTATCATCTTCACAGCAGGCGAGACAGGTCTTGTCGAGATATCAACAAGGGAGTAATGGGTGAGCCTAGCCGAAAACATTCAGACCACTAGTCCAATTGTGTTGCGTGATTTGATTAGGACTGAGCGTGATCGGCGAGCCGCTTCAGCATCGTTATATGAGTTTGTCAAACAGTCATGGCCCGTAGTTGAGCCAGGAGTAAAGTTCATACCCTCATGGCACATAGAAGAAATCTGTGAGCACCTACAGGCCGTGACTGATGGTGACATTAGAAAGCTACTGATCAACATCCCACCACGGCACAGTAAGAGTACGATAGTATCTGTGATGTGGCCCATGTGGGAATGGCTCAGTCAGCCAGAGCAAAAATTTCTATGTGCGTCTTACTCAGGCAACCTATCAATACGAGACAACCTAAAAGCCAGAAGACTGATCCAATCTCCGTGGTATCAAGAGCGATGGGGTGACATTTTCAAACTGTCTGGTGATCAGAACGCCAAGCAAAGATTTGAGAATGACCAGACGGGCTATCGCCTAGCAACGTCAGTTGGTGGAACGGCAACGGGTGAGGGTGGATCTAGGCTTATACTTGACGATCCACATTCGGCACAAGAAGCTCAATCCGATACGATGCGAGAGAGTGCATTGGATTGGTTTGACATGGTGTGGTCCACCCGACTGAACGATCCACGCAATGACGCAATGGTCACGATTATGCAACGACTACATGACCGTGACATATCAGGTCACATCCTAGAAGACATTGGTGGGTGGGAACATCTGATGATACCAGCGGAATGGGATGGTGTGGAGAGGAAATCTACACTTGGTGTGTATGACCCACGAAAGAAAAAGGGTGAGTTGATTTGCCCAGAGCGATTTGGTGATAAAGAAATCACAGAGTTGAAACAATTGTTGGGAACGTATGGCACGGCAGGTCAATTGCAACAAGACCCGACACCTAGTGAGGGTGGGATATTAAAGACCAAGTTCTTGGAGTTATGGCCTGCTGATGAAGGGCTACCACCGTTTGAATATATTTTACAAAGTTATGACTGTGCCTTTACGGAAAAGACAACGGGTGACCCGACAGCGTGTACTGTCTGGGCAATCTTTACCCACGAGGGTCAAAGAGGAGCGATGTTAATTGACGCATGGGCAGAGCATCTTAGCTATCCAGATTTAAGATCGAAGTGTATTAAGGATTGGAATACTGAGTACGGTGGGATGACTAACGAAAGTCCGTACAGTCGAGCGCGAAGACCAGACCGTGTATTGGTTGAGGCCAAGGCAAGTGGTCAGTCGTTGTTACAAGATCTGCGATTAGCCAAAGTACCAGCGGTTGCATACAATCCTGGCAATGCCGACAAGATTAGTCGGGCCCATCAAGCAGCTCCGATATTGGAATTGGGTATGGTGTGGATACCTGAGAGCAAAAAAAACAGAGGTCATAAAGTCAGTTGGGCTAGGGATTTTGTAACTGAGTTGACGAAGTTTCCTGTGGCACCACATGATGACTATGTAGACACGTTCACCCAAGCTATGAT